TCAGCGATTTTGTGCAACCTTGACATTGAAGTCAAACAGTTCCTTGCTGGTCGAGCACCGTGAAGAAAACTCTCCGTCACGGTTCTGGATGACATCGGATGCCGGGACAGGCTTTCCGAAACCATCGTCCACAAACACAGGATGCTTGCTGTCATCATTGTCAGAACGGGGTGAGAAGCTTGCGGCTGCGAACCAGTCTTCCTCATCGCTGCCCTGCTCGTCATACAGACGGCAGAACGGAGCAGGGATTTCGGGTGTCGGAAGCTGGAACATTGCTGCCTGCATTTCCTTGCCGTCATTCTTCACATTCACATCAATGAGAGGGCAAATCGTATCGCCTGCACACTCCCACTTGGTATAGGATTGAGCGGTAATTGCGGTATTGTCGTCAGATACCTCAATACCGAGTGAAAGAATGTCGGATTTGAGACCGAGCTTTTCCTGAAGCATTTCCGGGGTGAGAGTCAGAAACTGACCGCCGACCGTGTTGATGATAAGATTCATGGTTACATACACCTTTCTGTGATTAGTAAATATAGTTCTCGCCGCGAAGCGCTGCCTGAACGGCGCGGATTTCCTTTTCGGTGAGTTGGTAGCTGCCAATCGGAGTGTTCGCGGAACCAAAGTAAGCGGAATCGAACACCATGCAGGCTTCTCCGTTCTCATTGAGCCGATAGAGAAATGCTTCCTTTGTCCGTGCATCAGTAGGATGGTCTACCAGCGATACGAGAGGAAGACCTGTTGTCGAGTTCTTAACCATCTGCCACTCGGATGCGTTCCGGTCACAGTACCCAGCGATGTAGATGTGCGGCTCGGAGATAAGGCGCAGGTCACGCTTCATCAATTCGAGCAGTGAATTGGCGGGCTTGCAGCTGTAAGTATTGGTCAATTCGGCGTTCAACTCGAAATTGAGAGAAACACAGAAAACACGGTATCCGCGCTTATCCAAGTCATCGAGCATTGCGGTGCCAGCGCCCGAAGATAGGAATGAAACCATCTTGGTGTCCATGTTTTTAGGCAGGTAAAGCACAGCTGTAATGAGGTATCTTTCCGAACGCACCAGATTCTTAAACATCACGCATCATCCTCCGTCTTGGTAGTCATGCCATGGACTTTGTCGATGGCGGCGGCAATCGTGTTGTTCTCCAGTTCAGTCATCTGCGTGCAAAGGTAACCCCAGTCGATGGCATCGTGGACCTTGCGGACAAACACATCGTAGGTGCCAGCGGTTTTCATCATTTCGATTTCCGATTCATAGCAGCCGGATTCCTCGAGCAGATGCTGGATGTCATCGATGGGGTTCATTTCGATAGTTGGTACAGTTTTGTTCATGATACAAACTCCTTTAAGTGTTTTGGATGCGAAAAGAGCGGACCTCTCAGAATCGAGAAGTCCGCCCTTTAAGCGAAATTGTGAATGTACGAAAGGCAGAAAGCCTTTTTGATTTGGAATGGTATCTATCGTACAATACCCATTCTACTTAGTTCGCATATTTTGGCAAGTAAAAAATGTTGCTCATTCGAAGGCGAGTGGTGAAGAGTGTAATTTTAGATGTGGAGAACAGTCCACTCACTCCTTATTCTGTAATTTGTAATTGTAGCGTAGATTTCTAAAAAAGCCGCCCACCAAATTATGTTGTGGGCGGTTTTTTTGTTGTTAGTTTTCGAAATCTGGATTCTTCCAGACCGTTTTCTTTCCGTAATGGATATCCGAAATGTACTTGAACGGAATCTTATCCCGGTTTTTAAGAAGAACATCGTTTTCCTCTAAAAATTCCTCAATGCGTTCCTCTTCACTACGCGGAGCAATGTTCCATGTATCGAGATATCCATCATACATGGCATCCATATTGAAAATTCCGTCAACGGGGTACTTGACAGAGTCAATTTCTCCGTTGACGTCCAAGCCAAGGTGGACGTTCTTATAGTTCTTGATGCTGTCTGTCAAGGATTTGAATTTCCCTTCAGGAGTATCGGGATTGCTGTACTTTTTCACGTACTCTTCCGTTAACTCCTCCGTCATGGCCAATGTAATCCAGAACTGGAGCCCGGAATACTCAAGGCTCGCTTTCTTGATTTTCTCCATCGTCCGTTCAGCCCAGCCGGTGGGATTAGCAAGATAATCCACTACCAGTTCATCGGCATTTGTGGATGTCAGGCCAAAGCAAGACCCGTTTCCAATCTCATCGACAATGCTGTCAATAGGGCTGCGATAATTCTTATGCTCATTTATTATGCGACAGAAAGCGTTCTGTCGTGCTATCTTGTCGTAATAACCGCCCTTGAGAATTTTCTTCTTGTCTTCTTCCGTCACATTCTCTCGGAACATATCGAACAGCTTCTGTGCCATTTCCTCTATGACAGAATCCGAGGTAAAAGAAGAACGGCAGAAAATCGTTTTGAAGTCCATTGTTTCATTGACGGTTTTGGCATTATCGACAACGAGGCAAAGGAAGCGTATCTCCTGGTTGAATGTTACGGGTTTATTTTCCAAGGTTCCATAAAACCGCTGCCCGTACAGAACATCTACCTTGTGCTCACCATAGGCGAGCGGTATGCGCATAAAACGGTAGTAATACTCGGACAGCTCACCGGAATCAAGAATGATATTGCCTTCGAACGAAGGAGCGCCGAGCTCGAGGAACCTTTTGAATCCCTCGCGGTTGATATTGTTTGCCATGATATTTTTCCTCCTAAATACTTACTTCGTTAAGCCCTCGAATTTCGGATTTTTCCAGAGCACATTCTTCATATCACTCCTTTTCCATCTGAACAGTCCAGCCGTTCACGTCGGAATAAACCGCATAGAGCAGTGTTGCAAAATTATAGCCTCCGTCATACAGCGTATAACGAAGTGAAATGTTCAGCGCAAGAGTGCGTTCCTTGACGATGCCATCACAATCAAGATAGCTGAATATCTTTGTCGGATGGGAAAACCATGCTTCACGTTCTTTATTGAATTTATCTTCATCGTATTCCACGACTTGCTTGAAACACGAATCAAACGTAGCAAGCTTGACCGACGAAAATACATCAGCCATCATCCCACACTTTTCAATCAATTCATCAGGCCATTCGACTTTGATGATTGCTGCACCATCGCGCAGTTCTTTCAGTTCTTTGCGGGGGCTCAGCGAGACGTTGTAGCGTTCACTGAGGAAGGTGAACAGCCAGGACCAGTCAATGACTTTCAGGAAGTTAGATACTTCCTTGGAATCCATGAAAATTTTGATTTCTTTCCGTGCCATAGTTTTATCTCCTGTTTTTCGATTTTCTAAAAAATGGTTCAAGTCATAGAATTCCAGTTATTGCCCAACCATTCACACCAGCCTGTGGTGGAGGAGGGGCAATTTTTACTGTCCGCGCAGATATGATTCAGCAGCATTGCCAAGTGAAACTTATCCAATGTCCGAATCATTTCGAGATTTGTCTTATCAGACTGCACGATTGTCATGTCAACGTCGGTTTTCGTCTTGATGTACGACACGGCGTCGCCCATCTTTTTGAAAAAAATTCCGCAGACCGGGACAAAGTATCCAACCTCGATGGAAAGCTCTGCCAAAAGACGGTAGCTGTCAGCAGTGTTCGTCCTCTGGAAAAGTTCATCGAACTGAGCGCGAATTTTCTTCTCATCGTTTTTCCCAATGTCATTCAGGTCAAAGATGTATTCCTGAACAATGAACCCATTATTAGATTTCGTGGGCACATATGCTTTGTAACAGGATGCATCAATCTGTTTCATGACAATCGGAAAGTCATGGGAAGACGTGGAATACAGACGCGCTTTATCGACTTCCTTTTTCAGCTTTTCCAGCAGCTTTTCAAGAACAGCCTTGAGATATTCGGCGTGCTGATGGCAGGTATCCACTTCTGTCTGGAACATACCGGTGTCATCTTTGAGCCGTCCGGTTTCCCAAGCTTTGTCAAAGACGCACTTGAGTTTCTGGAGCTCGGTTGCATCCAAGTTGTCGTATTTCCCAGACTTCGTTTTAGCCTCAAAAATGGCGATTGCTTCACGCACTTCACTGTACGAATCAAGTATCAACTCAAGGTCCTCCAAAAAGAGTTTCTTGTTGATGTCGATGGAGTAATCGATGTCGGTAACGCGCAAGGTTACGATTTTTGCTTTTTCTTCGACATCGAACCCCATTTCCCGGCAAATATCCGGGAACTGTTTCAGATACATCATAATTTCACCTCAAACTTTCTCAGCGATATCTTCGCCGTATACCATGCTCAGGTTGGAACCGTTGTCCAATTCGGCAACATAGCTAAAATCTACAGTCAATGTGTTTGTCGTAGGCAATTTCTCCTTTCCAAGTAAAAAAACAGACCCGCCAAAATGGTGGGTCTGCTTGTTGTTTACAGATTGTGAATTGTACGGTGGAAAATGCTGCTAAGTGGAATGTTATCTATCGTACACTTCCATTCTATTCGGTTCGCACAAACATGCAAGTAAAAATGGGCCTTCCCAAAAGGAAAGCCCATTGTATTGCATTGCTGATACTCAGATAGCTGCACAGAAGTTCGCAAGGCGTTGCCACAGCAAGTAGTTATCGTAACTCATGCGTACCTTTTCCGGCACGCCTGTAACGAGATACCACTTATGTGCCTTAGCCTTGATGTTCGAGATGCGCTGCTGTTCACTGCGCGTAAAGGCTTTGCTGAACATGCGGCGTCTGCGCCCGGAATTCCAGTATGCACCCTCCATAGTCTCGCAGATAAGAGCATAGGCAAGTTCGTTCTGAACATCGTCATGGGACAACTCGATAATCTTACCCATATTCAGGCACCTACCTTTCGGCTGGACTTCTCGCGGCTCTGATGCACCATGGAAAGCGCATAGTCGAGCGCAGCAGCATCATCCGGCAGATAGGTGACGGATTTGAGTTCTCCGTACTCGCTATGATGGCGCGGGATAGTCTTGGGTCTTTCCGTAACGACCGTCTCCTTCTCAAAATGCAGAGCAATCCGATTTGCAGGAACGGCATACCGTTTCTGTCGCTCACATTCCTTGAAGTAGTTGATGGGCGTTGCGAACCCCAAGGGTTTTCTGCCATCAAGTCCCGTAACGGTGACGACATATGCCTTGATGCCTTTTGCTTCCCGTCTCTGCTGGTCCGCGTAGTAGTGGTAGGAGATGTACATCGGCGATTCCTTCAAATACGCGTTAGATTCCCGCGCAATGTAGGTCCCGCTTTCCCGGCAAAACCACAGAAATGTCTGAGGTTTACCGTCGGCTTTCGCTTCCTTTGCGGCTTTCTGAATGACCTTTGTGTCGAGGTCAAAGTCCGACTGATATTGTTTTGTTACCTGCTTCATCGCAGATTTCAGTTCCGGTAAAATCGGAATCATAGTATTATTCATTTCAATTCCCCTTTTAGAACGCTGTGAGCTTGGAAATATCCATGTCATAGCGTTCATATTTGTGGATGTAATCGAAAACGGTGTTCATCTGTGCCTGCGTGGCGGTTTTGGTAGTGTCCATATCGAGGAATGTTTTTCCTAAAGACGGATTACGAACAGCAATCCAGCCGCGCCGGTACAGGTAATCGAGACCTTTCCCGCTCCAATCATAGGCCATGTCCAAGACTTCCTTATCAGAGAGGTTCAGGCGTATTCTGTTTTGCATGATGATGCGCCCCGCAAGAGCCGCATGTTCTCCAAACTCGCAAGGATACCATGTTCCGTCCGGAGCAATCATGCCGTATTCAGATAACTTCTGGATATTGTTAGATTCGTTCACGCAAATGACCCCTTTGTAGTCAGGTGTTGTTGTCCAAAAACTCCTGGCATTCGGTATCGTTCATCACGAATCCGAAATACGCCACGCGCTTAACGGTCGTTTCCCAGACGCGCATCGTGCGACTCCAGGGCTGTACGACCCAGGAATGACAACGCCAAAGCCCGTCCTCAGAAAGAGCATACCCGGTCGCAATAGAGCAGTGACCACGGTTTGCATCCCAAAGATAAGCGGAATTCGCGTGACATTGACTGGGCTGACCCTTGCGCATATAGCTGCTGCCATAGAAGAACTGCCCCCGACTGAGTGCTTTTACTGCGTCTTCGTCGTATGCAGTCATGCAGACCTCATCTCCGCCGAAGCTGAGAATCTTGTCATGCAATGCTTTCATGGCATCGAGCATCTCCTTGGAGAATCTCGATTTGCCGTTATATACCTGATGGCTGTCAATCCACCGCTTCCAGTCATCGCTCATCGGATTCCAGTGGATGGGTGCGGGCATCTGGTCAGGGGCTGTGATGGGTTTCAGACTGTTCCAACCTTTCGTACTCATTACAATTCCTCCCTGATAGAACGCAGACAGCTCAGGATTTTTTCATACAAACGGTAACGATTTTCGCCGCTCGGTACAAAGTCACCAAGCTTTTTGGAAATGAGAAGTTTATCAAATGCCTCCATAATATCAAAGACGGTGAACAGCTTGTATTGTGCATTTATATGCTTCACACGGAACTCGACATCTTCGACAAGATGCCAATATTCCATGCCATACAACATTGCGCCGCTTTCGTTTACTTTTCGGTCTTGTTCCTCGTCTGCATCGTCACACACAATACAGACACCGTTTTCATCGAGATAGTTTTCGAAGACGTCGCAGATATCGGAGGCAACAGAACGGATATCGGAATTTGCCTTCACCTCAGGTTCAGGCTGGGCGGCTTCAACTTTGTACTCGATACTGTCGTGACGAAGTGACTCTTCGATACCATCAAAAACGATGTCCGCGTAGTCGTTATCATCCCGACACGCTTTGAAAATGTTTTTGACGGATTCGATTGCCTCTTTGGAATCGGAGTTTCCCTCAACAGAGAACTCCAAAGGAACCAAGGCAACAACTTTGTATTTATTCTTCATGATTTTTTCTCCTTAGTTTAACAGGATGCCGCAGCATTTGTTCAGGCAGATGACACTGAACACGAGCAGCGCAATATTGTGCAGCGTGAAGGACTGTGCCAAAGCACTGATGCTCAGGATGATGAAGAGAACAAACAGGGCGGCTAAGGTTTTGAAGATGGTATAGATGATTCTGTTCATGGCGATACTCCTTTTCTTGCTCCGGTTAGCGAAGCATGTCAACGATTTTTCCGACCAACTCATCATTGGTCACGAACTGGTTGCGGCCCCTGGCACCGAGCGATACAGAGGAGTAATCCTTCATATCGGCGGCATAGCGAACCATATTCTTGTCGGCAATCGGCTGATAGCAAGACCGTTCTGTGGTCACATACACGCATTTTCCGTTCAAGATATTCATGATGTGTCCGTAGCAGCCCGTCTGCTTGCCGTTGCGCTGCATGTTTTGCAGGTTATGCGTCAGCATCAGACCGTCGTTCTCCTTTTCGGCACAGGAGAGCATAGACAGTAGTTTTCGAGTCTTATACGCAGTGTTTGTCATAGTAAATCGCCTCATTTTTTAGAAATACTTGTAAGCAGCGTTCAGCCGCTTGTTGTAGAGTTGTAAGGTGGTCAGGTTCCCGCAATAGACCTTGCTGGACGAGATAGGGACATTCACCCCGGCTTCCATGTGCGAGAAGAACATCGCAAGACAATCTTCTACACTGTCGCTCGTGGTGAGTGTCTCGTATACCGGATACGAGTACCCAGCTGCCTGACTGTAGGTGGCATTGAGCTCATGGACAAAGAATTGGACCTGACCGGACACGGAACTTGCATCCAAACCCGATGCATAGCACCAGTTCAAGAGATTCGTCTTACGGCCGTGTGTCCATTGCAGAAGCCCATAGCCTCCGTCGTTCGGATTCTCGGCAGTAACACGAAGCCCGCTCTCCATTGCCATGCACCCCATCACAGCTGCAGTGCCGGCCTTAGAGAGACCTGCATCCCGCAACGCTGTATAGATGGCGTACTCATTGTCAGAAAGGTTCTGCGGAACCGTGTCAGTCACAGGTTCTTCTGTCGGTTCCTGAGCAGTCTCTGCCGTCTCGACAGAAGGCTCGGATTCGGGCTCTGTCTCGGCCACCTCCTGCTCAGGTACAGTAAGTACCGGCGCGAAAGGCGGCTGAGCGTTGAGTTCCCTAAAATGGACCTCCAACGGCGTGACATACTCGATATCAGAATCATCAGCTGGCTTTACCGGCGCAGCATACGCAGGCGTCGAGAAAAAGCAGGCTAAGCAGCCTATGATGGTGATAACGCTGAGCATGAAAGCGGTGGTCCCGGCATAGAATTTCTGTTTGTCGTTCATTTTCATTTGTGATTACTCCTTTGAATAAAAGTTCCCGCCGACAATAGCTGTTCGGCGGGATGTTATTGATGTTCGGTTGTCGGAAAAACTTCATGCTTCACGGACTACGATGGCGGTATATCCGCTGTTGGCAAGATACCGATACGCTGCATCATAGGCGTCGCTGAGCGACGGGGCTTTGACATACCCGATAAAATCGGAGCAGATAACCATGCCGGAAAAACCTGGGTTACCGGCATAGATGGCGAAGCGGGTGTTTTTCTTGGGATTGCGATTAAACATAGCGGACCTCCTTGCAGTCGCGTTCAAAAAGATGGATACGGATTTCTGAAAACAAAAAAAGCAGACCTACCACGAATGGTAAGTCTGCCTAATTTGAAAACAGAATTGTGAATGATGTACGCCCGAAAGATTCGGCTGTGTAGAATGTTATCTATCGTACAATACCAATTCTATGCCGTTCGCAAGAATACGCAAGAGAAAAACAAAAAAAGGCGAAGTCTTCCGAAAAAGACTCCGCCATGGTTTTGTGTGCGATTTTTGCATTTCGGTGTTGTTATTCACGGCACATTTCTCGCATCTTATTCTTCCTCAAGCCATTTCTTGGTGATGTCAAGAAGGCATTTTCGGAATTCAGGAGCGGGCTGCATCGGAATCGAAGACCACTGAGAATCGAGAACGACAGGGTATTCGTACTGTTTGCCGTTATGCGAAAACGGTATGAACTGAACTTCTCCGTCCACGAGCCATAGCTTTTCCGTTCTGATGGGGTCGATGTACTCCGTCAGCCAGCATTCGTGCGTGACAACGGAATCCGCCACGAAATACTTTGTCTTATCGTCCAGTATCAGTGCTGGGTTGTTATCCTCGACACAATACACTCTTCCGACGAACGGCAGGAGCATCGTCTCGGCGGCGTGTTTCGCGCTTCTTCCCTGCCGCATTTCCGATAGCAGGAAACTCGATATGAAATGCGGGATACCGATGCCGGTCAGGCAGTCATCGAGTGTGTGTCCGGTACAGATTCTCGGTGTTTCCTGGTCCTCCCCCTTCATCCGATTCGTAGGGATTTGCGGAACGACCTTGTCCGGCAAGCATCCGGTATTCACCATGAGATGAAATAGTATCTGCATTATGGGACTTACTCCTTCGGCAGTTTCTTGCGAAACGGGTCAAGGTCTCCTGGCCTATAGACCGACTTGACATAGGATTTGATGTCGTCTTCTCCAAGGCTCTCAAACAGATTCAGCCAGCATTCGGCTTCAATCCGCATCTCGCCGCCCATTTGATACGCTTTCTCGCACTGCACCAAATCAAACTGAAAATCGTTCTTGTAGCGGCAGTTTTCGGCTGCTTTTGCAAATTGCGTAAATGTTCTGGTATTCAAGGTTTACCTCCTTTTCTGAAAATGGAAACAAAAAAGCAGACTCTCATTTCGAGAGTCTGCTCTAAGCACATAACAGATTGTGAATCTACCGGTATGGGGAATCAGAAGATGGTATCTATCATGCACTTACTATTCTATTCGATTCGCACAACTGTGCAAGGGGGATTTTAAGATGCAGCTACGCTTTCGCCTTCGCCAATTACTTCGCAGCTACGCTTCCTGCTCACTCGCTAGCGGCAGCTACGCTTTCGATATCGTCTGCGTTCAGGTTGATGTACTGCCACGATTGCGGGGCGCGTTTCAGGTGCAGCTGATGCATGGGCAGAGAAAGTTTGCGGACATTTGAGATATTCCAGCCATACAGCATGCCGGTTTTGTTGCCATACTCGAACAGCGCGGCTATATCGATACAGCTTTCCCGAATAAACTTATCCGCCATACCGGACAGCTTTTCGCCGTCTGCATAGTAAGGAGACAATCCTGTCAGGCAGTTCAGCTGGTCGATGTCCTCGCAGGTAAAGGCCCCGATGATTTCCCCTGCACCGCCGTTCGCCTTCGTTTCATAGCAGAATACTGCGAACGGAAACGAGATTTCCCAAGGGCGGGATTTGCGGACTTCGAGAGTCTTTTCACCTGCTATGATTTTAGAGAGCCATTCACGCTTAATCGAAATGACGACCGCTTTGCCGTCATTTACCACAAGTGCATTTTCGAGAACCGTCACAACTCATCACTCCTCATATTCGTAGTCACAAAAGCTGTTGACCTTTCCTTCTGTCTGTTCGTATTCGGACATAAATTTTGCGACAGCCAACTCGAAGTGCCCACGGCTGATACCAGTGACATCCGAAAAATCGAGGAATGCGTGCTCAAAGTTGCTAACCATAGCCACGAGAATGTACGATTCAAGTTCCTTGGAGAATTCTTCCGGAGTGCCATCGAAATGGATGATGACATCCTTAGATTCGTCGTCAGGGTCAAGATAATTCGAAACAGCCTCATCCTTCGCACTGGAGAAGAACCCATCGACATTGTCACTCACTCGCAGTTCAGCGGAATCGCTAAGCGGTACATTCAGCCCACCTGCAGCTTCCGATTCGGCCATCAGTTGCATAACATAGTAGCGAAACATGAGGAACGCGCACACACCCGTAGGCTCAAAATTCTGAATGACCTTTTTCAGCTGCGCCTGACGGTTGTTTACGACTTTATAGTTGGCTTTCATGAAATCTCCTTCTTAAAAAGATGCTTTACAACGCATGAATATTTGATTTGCCGGGCGCATACATCAGCGGTTCGTCCGTTACTTTCAGAACGGTGCCGTCCCCTTGCCTGCACGCATACAGGATTGCTTTGAGCATCTCATAGGCAAGTTTGCTGTTGTAGGCAAGCCCTGCGTTGGAGATGCCGAAATTGCCATTCCAGCCAACCCGGAGTTTTCTCAGCTGCGGAATCAGAAGGTCACGGGCTTCCGCTATGCCGATGCCGCCCCAACGAGCGTCATGATACGCCTGCAGCTGCGGTTTGTTGTCGGTATCAGCTATATCGAGAACCTCATAGATGATGCTGAACTGTCCCATTAGGATTCTGGAATACGCATCGAGGATGGCAGCAGCTTTTACCCAAGCACTTTCGTTCATGTCGATGCGCTTAGTATACGGGGTCTCCTTGTTCCCTGCCTCGATATCCGCTGCCGCGAGCGCAGTCTGATAGATTTCCCCTGCTGCGTTTTGCATGGTAGGCACGGGAGCCGTGACCTTGAAGTCGGTGAATATCATATATGCCTTTTCGATATCCACATCATTCACACCGTAGGCGTCACCCACCTCTTTGCAGATGGAAGAAAAATCATTGCCGTAGAATGTCTGCATTACCTGCATGACATGCAAAAACAGCTGATACTGCTTTTCGGTCATTTCGAAAATCATGGCGCACCTCCGTTACTTTATTAGCATTATACCACAAATGTGTATTCGGTACAACCATGAACGCTGATTCGTAACAAATAAGATACAAACAAAAAAGTGCCCCTAAAATCCTCGACTGAAATCGAAGATTTTAGAGGCAGTGGCGCTCATGGAAGGATTCGAACCTTCGGGCGATTTCTCACCGGCGGTTTTCTGGACCGCTGCCATCGGCCACTCGGCCACATGAGCATATGGCGCAGAGAGCGAGATTCGAACTCGCAAGCCGGGGATTGACCCGACGACGGATTAGCAATCCGTTGCCCTACCGTTAGGCGACCTCTGCAGATTTGCACCCGTTTTGTTAAACAATAAAGTTGACTACCGAACTCTAAACTTTACTATCTCGTTGTGGGTGCTTGTATGACCCCTGGCAGACTCGAACTGCCGACTCCAGCTTGAGAGGCTGGCGACTTGGACCAGCTTGTCGAAGGGGCCGTATGGTGTGCCGGGTAGGATTCGAACCTACGAACTGTAACAGACCTGTTTTACAGACAGTTTGCTTTGACCGCTTGCATACCGGCACATATGAGGAGGCATTAAGCCTCGTGGTGCTCCCGGCTGGAATCGAACCAGCGACACATAGGGCTTCAACCTACTGCTCTACCAACTGAGCTACAGAAGCAGATGGTGACCGAAATGGGGCTTGAACCCATACTCTCAAGCGTGAAAGGCTTGCGACTTAACCAATTCGTCTATTCGGCCATATAGCCGCAATCCTGCGGCGAGGGTTTATGCGATGACAAGGATGTCATCAATTTTCGTATTGAGCATCGCGGCGAGAATCACAAGGTTGTCGATGGTAGGAAGTGCAGTGCCTGCCTGCCATTTGGCTACCGCCTGTGTGGAGACACCGAGCGTATCCGCCACATCCTTTACCTTGATGCCTGCCGCTTTTCGCAGTGCCTTGATATTGGCACCTGTTTGCTGGATATCGATGGTTGGAACGTTCATTTTCTTTTGCTGCCTTTCTGTATTGCAGGCAACAAAAAAACGCTGCCTGCCGAAATGAATCGACAAGCAGCGTTCGGAATGCAAATGCCGTCAGAAGACGCACCGCAGCCGTTCGAGGTCTGTTTTTGCCTGTCGATGGGTATAGGAAACAAAGCTGGATTCGTAGGACTCGAATTCAGATTCATAACTATACTCAGCAAACGACATAGCATTAACAGTCTTGCACAGCATCTTCGGTTGTCTCCTTTCGTTTCGTTCTGTTTACATTATACCACTTTTGTGGTTCTGGTCAATCAACTTGTGGTTGATGTTTATTCGCAGTAACCAGCACCTTCGTGGAAAACGCGGTCTGCGCCGAGTTCGTGCTTGCTCATTTACACATACTCTCCTTCCGGAAGTTTGTCTGCATCTGACAGTTCATCGACAGTCAGTTCCCTCAATATTCCTTGGTCTGTATCCAAGCCGATGGTATATATATACACTACACGGCTATCCCGGAATACTTCGGCCGGGGTCTTGCTTTTACTGACGATTTGTTCGATTTGCTGCTCTGTTGCCGGATACAGGACCCAACGCTCTTCGCTTCGCACTTCTGTGCAGTTACAGAAATACAATTTTTCGTCCTCATCCTTGCATACGCAGAGCAGCGAAATGCCGTCATAACTCCAGAACACTTTATCGACAATAAGTTCTTTCCCGAACAAATCCTTAAAATTCAGTCCCTCAAACAAGGGCTCTCCGTGTAAACTCATATCCGCTCCTGTTTTACTTCTTCATGCCGGAACCAACTTATGGTTGAGATTTTTTGGGTTTATCTGCGCCAAAGACGCGAGGATTTGAGGAAGTGAACCTATTGGTGTGCGCTTTTTATTCTTGTGCTTGCCCATGCCTAGTCCTTCTCAAGAAAATGTTCCCACTGTGTTCTTTTGATTTGCTTGCCGCCAAAGGAGTAGTGCTTATCATAATAATCCGACATTTCTGCGGCATACTTGGCAGCGTCAACTGCGTTGGAAAACACCGTTTTGCCAATACTCTTTAATGCAACCCAGTGGACAGTGATGTTACCATCCACATCCACACCGACGCAATGCGCATCGACATAGTCATTGTTGGTCATCTCTATTTCAATGAGCTTTTTGAGCCATTTCGTTTTGACGATGTGTTCCAAGTAATCCGCATTATATTTGGGATTCGATGAAATCACAGAGAACGGTCTACCAAGCTCTTTCTCTCTCAATTCTTCCGTCTCCCGCATTTTTTCGAGCATATACCGGAAATTTTCGGGGTAGTATTTATACAGATATGCGAAATTCAAATACGAGGACATGGGGCAATACATACAACCGCAGCGCTTGTTGGTTTTGTAGTAGTTGTTGAAAATCGGCTGTGTCTTTGCCCATTCCAAAATCACATCCTCGTTAATGCCGTTTTCTGCGAGAGGGTATATCTTTAACTTTTTGGAACTCAACCGCTTGTTAAAACGGTGTTCTTCATCGGCGCAATAGCCTATGTAATGCACTACATAAAAACCGACTTCGTTCAGCCATTCGGATAGTTGCCGCTTTGCATCAAGTTTATAGTGACCGTTACACCATCTTACTTTTCTTGTTGGGAAACCGCATTTATCATACAATTCTTCCCACGTTTTCCTCGGCTTGATTCGCACAAATTGGATGCCAGCTCGCTTGCACTCCGTTTCCATATAGTCGATAACGTTATGTATAAACGGGTAGTCGATTTCGAGTTCAAAGTGAACCACGCCGTCAAGCGGGTATCTGTCCAGATTGTGCAGTATGTAATTGAGCATATACAGGCTATCTTTTCCGCCAGATACGCTTGCCCAGTATGATGGACGCAATGCAATTGCTTTGTCTAAGTCAGTCATTTTCCGTCACCTCTGCAAGCCAGTAGTCTTTGCGACACTCTATGCATTTGTCGTACTTTTCACAATATGCTTTTGCCTCTCCTTTTGGCAAGAATCCATTTGGACAAAAATTGATTACTCCGCCATCAGTTTGCGCATCCGGGAACATCTTCAAAAACTCGCTCTGGCGGGTCTTGACTGGGTGGTCTTTTGCCCATTGCTCAACTTTTGAAATCGTTTCTTCAATGCTTTCATCTGAAGCTCCGTAGATCCTAGACATGAGCATGACCATGCATGTGTTATTTTTACAAACAGGGCATCCATCGCAGCCTTGATTTTTGCATAACCTTTTTATCGTCTTGAAAAATTCAACTGCGTCCATCACAATTCCTCCAATCTCAAAATTTCATCCCATGTGATTTTGTCATACCCGCGCTGCACATACTGGCCGTAGGAGATGTCCAGCGCAGCGGCTTCTCTTACGCATTGTTCAATGGATTTGATGCGAGGTTTCAGTGCAGCCTTTTTATACGGCTTCTTTGCCTGCATGGCAGAAATAACGCCTTGCTGCTGCGCTTTCTTTTTCTCGTAGTTCTGCTTTGCCTTTTGTCTTGCTTTTTCTTTTATGCAAGTATCGCAGAACTGCTTGCAGGGCTGCACGTCCCACATCATCTTGCCGCATTTCTTGCAGAATTTAGAGACTGTCATAGCGGCTCCTCCGTCTTTTTTGCATCAATGCCGATGCCCTGTAGTGTTACCTGTGCCCAAAGGTCTGCAAGCTGGTCGTTGCGGTACTCATTGTATTTGTCGGCCACCGGCCCTGTCATGTAATTCTGGATTTTAACCAACGTCCGGCTGGATAAACCTGCCTGATAGCAGGCCAGCAAACAAAGATATGTTGCCCTTGTGGCAATGTCGTTGCGCTCTTTCATTACCGCTTCATAGGCGCGGGATTGAATGTCCTTGATTTTTTCTTCGGCATATTCGTCAACGGCTTTCTGCAATGCCGGGGTAGGGTGTAGTCTTGCTTTCACGTCTTTCAACTCTTTCCTGTTTTGTATAATCCGTATTTTCTTACATCGCGTCGGATCTTAATTCCGCGCTCTGCATCTGCCGCGTCCGCTGCGGCATCTGCAAGCCGCTGTGCGCGGATTTTCTCAAATATGGCCGCATACTCGCCGTAGCGATTGCAAGCGCTGTGACAGTGCGCATGGCGGTCTGGGCAGTCTTTACAGGGGCAGGTCATCGTCCGACATCTCCTCAATAAAAATTTCTGTGCGTGGGTTGGCTTTGTCGTACAGTACGCGGGAGCCATCCACGCTGGATATGATGGTATAGTTGTCGTCTGCAAGGATTTTGGCGGCTACAAGCGTGTCATGGCAGGCTTCGAGCAAGTTCGTGAGGTCTACTTTGCGGCGAGTTGGCATGTAGAACACCGTGGCGACGCGGTAACGTCCTGACAGCGGGGCTTTCGGCTTTTGGGTGAGATACCACATGGCGGCCTGTTCGTACTTCTTGTACTGCTTGCTTTGGGCTATGAACGGCTTGCCGGTGCGGTGATTGGTAAGTATCTGCTGGGAGTTCTTCTTGGTGATAGGGGGCAGGGAGATTATGTATTTTTGTATCACGGTACAATCTCCTTTACTTTCGCGTAATACTTCTCGCTGTACCAGATGTCCGGCAGGCGGGGATTTTGGGTAAAGCCCGCCTTTTTCAGTTCCTTTTCGGCGGCGCCGGTGGTGGTGTAGGTCTGGTGAGAATGGCGGATGTCACCGGTAGAGCGAGAGTAAGTTATGATTTCAATGCGTTTCACAGGTTTTACCGCATTCTTCACAGGCGTTTGCGTCCTCGTTTTCGCCGTATGCCGCCTTTTTCATCATCTTTGTAGCAAGATAGTTGAAATGGTCCGCATCTGCTCTCGCACGGGATGCAGACAATTCCAGGTCTTCAGCTCGATTCATCTCACGTATACTGTGCCGTGCGAAAATCCCGGCAAGCTCTAAAAGAAATTCTTTATCACTCATGTTTTGATACCTCACAAAATAGATGAAATGGTTTTACCCACACAAAATCCAGTTGGCCGCAGGCACCGTGCCGGTTTTTTACTACCTCTATCACGGTGTCACCATCGGTGGGCGGGTTAATTTCTTGCGTTTCCCGGTTTTTAGTGTACATGCCGGGGTTGATAGCGATTATCATATCTGCATCATGCTCGATAGTCGCGGAGCCGAACATGTCCGACATTTTAATCATGCCCGTATCGGCGGCTCTCGCGGCCTGTACGAGCTCGATAATGCAGATATGATATTTCATGGCAAGCTGCTTTAAACCCCGTGTGAGGGCTGCCAGCTCGTCGTTACGCTTTTCTTTAGCGTTTGGCGGTGCAACAAGGCCCAGATGGTCAATAACGACTACTTCCGGCTTGCGCTCTTTGATCGTGGTTTCTACATCGGCAAGGCTGGTCAGGCTGGAATCATCCAGGATCAGGCGGTACTTGCTTTTCAAGTGATCTGCTGCCTCCCGGATGGCGGATTCTTCCTCCGGCGTCAGGCGATGGTTTGTGATGCGGGTGCTGTCTATCTGTGCCCAGCGTGAGAAGATGGCGGTATAAAGCTGTTCGCGGCTCATCTCCATAGATTGATACAGCGTCAGCGCGTTTTGGGAGATCTGGCAGGCCATCTGCAAAGCCAGCGTGGATTTGCCCTTGCCAGGGCGGGCAGCAATTACGGTAACGCCATTGCGGGCAAGCCCGCCGGTCATGGTGTCCAGGCTGCCAAACCCGGTCTGGATACTATCGCTTGGTTTTTTCATCCAGGAGAGAAACGCATCAATGCCATCGGCAAAATCTTTTGCGCTGCGCTCCTTCTGGTGGGCCATGATGTACTGCTGGCGTTCCGCAATGTGGAACAGCGCAGCGCTCATTTCATCGGCATCACCATCATCGGTCAGCAGCTTTGTTAATGCCGCTGTCAGCTCACGCTTTCTCCATCCGTCCATAACGCAGTTGATATAGGTGTTGTAGCCGGATATGGATGGAACCGTTTCAAAGCACTGCATGGCGAGTACTTTTGTGTCGTCATCGCATTTGGAAATAACCGATACCGTATCAGCCCTATGGCCTTTATCGGCCATATCCTTGCAAAGCAGGAAGATATTCCCGAGCGCTTTCAGCTCAAACATTTTGTAGGTCAGGGAAGAAAAAGCATCGTCCTGCAATTCCGGTTTCATAAGCATAATGCCGATAACAGCTTTTTCTGCTACGATGGTATTCATGCTTTAGCCTCCTCCCATCCCACGATTTTCGGGACAACTCCATTCATCCGTTCTTCAAACGTGTACTCACGGTCAAACACGGGACGCAGGTTATCAGTAGAGCGGACAGTAGTAGGCGGCTGGGATGCTTCATCCTGCCAGCGCTTTTGATTCAACCAAGTAGACGGGTTTGGGATGTACTTGCCATTCTCCCGCTGCCACTGGTCAGTGGTCTTGAGGTACTCAAGGCTGGACAGGATGGCGGACAGGGTTGATTCATCCGGCACAAGCTTTTTAAATTTTTTACGGGCATCTGCCTTGCCGACCTTCTTTGGGTAAGATGCCCAGAAACGGTCAAAGTAAGGGGAATCCGCGTCAACCCCCGTGGGGGGTATAGGGGGTATTTCTTTACTTCTTACCTTCTTAGTATTAGAGGGTTTGTTGCTCGTTTGTTGCTCGTTTGTTGCTGGATTGTTAGAGTCTTTGTTGATTGCCTGATAATCGGCATAATTATTTATCGTGTAAACGGTGAATTTTGACGTTGCATTCTTTGTTACTTCGTTTGTTGAAATTAGCTTGCCTAAAGCAGTACGAATTTGTTGCGTTGTCAGGCCAAGCTTTACGCTCATTTCCTTGACTGTTGTAACAACTTGGCCGCGTTCCAGCGGGATACCACGATAAAATTTATCCTCATAGCTGGCAATCAGCAGCAGGTGAATAAACACGTCCTTTGTGGGGCCGTCATCATACCAGCCCCATTCGAGCATTTTTCTGTACAGCTTGATGAAGCCCTCGTTTGCCATTTTTCAACACTCCATGTAATACTCGGCATAGCTGACTTTTTCGCCGTATCGGTTCTTGCTGCTTGCCGTTCGCTTTTGGATGGGTACGCCGCGCTTTTTCAGATCATTGATGCGGGAAGCAAGGCGGTAGATGCCGTACTCCTGCATGGCCTGTGCAGCGGTCAAGCTGCCGCCGCTCTCTAAGTGGCGAAGGATTCTGTCACATTGGGTCATGGTGCATCACCTGCATTTCTTTCAAAAATTAAAAGGGAAGGTCGCCCTCGTCATCGTCAATCGGGGCGTAGTCTGCATCGGGTTCGCCCTGCGTGCGCTGTGAGGGGGCTGCGGGGCGCTGTGCGGCGTTCTGCGGGGCAGGGCTGGTACTTTCCTTGCTTCCACAGAAATTCACGTTCTGGGCCACGATTTCGGTCGCTGTGCGGTTCTGGCCGTTTTTGTCCTGATACTGGCGGGTCTGCAAGCGGCCATCAATGGCGATCAGCGCACCTTTGGGGAAGTATTTGCAGACAAACTCTGCGGTTTTGCCCCAGGCAGTAACGTCCAGCCAGTTGGTCTGGTTCTGGCCGCTAGCATCCTTATAGCCGGAATCGTTGGCGATGCGGAAAGAGCAGACGGATTTTCCGCTGTTTGTGGTTTTAAGTTCCGGCGATGCAGCGAGTCTTCCGATAATAGCAACAACATTTAGCATAGATTGTTCCTCTCAAATCATTTCAAATTCGGTAATGCGCTTGCGGCTCATGCACAAAGCGCAATGGCCGCAGGCGGTGGGCTCTTCCTGCCCGGCAAGAATCTGGGCCATCCGCTGCATGGTATAGGCGGTATCCGCGGCAGCGGCCTGCATGATCTCATCGCCAAAGGCAATGGCCTGCACATCGCAGTCGGCTTTGCTGGCGGCAATCAGCCCCACGCGGGGCACGGTCAGACCGTTCTGGCGGGCAATCTCGCGGTAGATGTACAGCTGGATGGGGTAGTTCCAGTACGCCCACCAGTCCAGATATTCCTCGCGGGCGGTATCGTAAATGGGCAAAAAGCTGCGCATGGCTTTCAGGTCATAAATGCTGCCGTCACGGTCAACAAGGTCCATCATGCACCGCACCGGCATCCCGTTCAGCTCGCCGGTCAAAATCACCTGCTTTTTGCTGCGCCGCACGATGCCCCACAAATAGGGGCTGCGCCGCACGGCATGGGCCATGGTGGGGGCGGCGACATACTCGGCACGCAGCTGGCCTTTGGTGGGGCCGCGGCTGCTGCACAGTTCCGGGTGGGCGGCCAGATATTGGTGGTACTGGGGGCCGGGCAGGGTCAGGGCCGCTTCAAACAGGTGGCCGAAGGCAAAGGCTGGCTTGTTTTCCTCGTGTTGAATCTTGCCGCAGTAGTCTGCCAGCCAGGCGGCTTCGCACCGCTTGGCAGCTTTGACGTCACTGCTGGAAAGCCACCGCCTGTGCGCGGCCCGGCTATGGTAGTTCTCTTCAGTCAGTATGAACTTCCGGGGCATGGTCCTCCGCCTCCTTCCGCTTGGTCACACAAGGCCAGCAAAGCACCTGCCCGTACTTTTTGCGGGCGGCTTCGGCCACCTTGGCGGCGGTCCATTCCTGCCCGTTGATGCTGCACCTCTGCACCGGCTGTCCACAGTCGGCGCAAACCAGCGGGGCAGGGGCCGCAGCGGGCTGAACCTTTTTCTGCCGGATGCGGATGCCGCCCACACGCTCTTTGCCAAACTTTACGGTGGGGTCAAAGTATAGCTGCACCGCCATGCCTACCCATTCATCCATAAAGGAGGAACCGGCCAGTTTTTCCAGCATTTTGGCGTTGGTTTTGTTGCAGATCAGGGGCTTGGCGTTTTCTTTCCAGTGCACCACCAGGCACATTTCCTGGCTGCCTTTTTCGCCGGTCACCAGCTCCTGGTCCACGGCGGCAATGGTCAAAATCACATCCTTGCCGTCCGGCAGGCACCAGCTGCCGAACCAGTCCGGGTTGAATGCACGTTTCCAGTGCAGGTGCTGGGTTGTAATGTTGTTATCCATCTCAAATCTCCCGTATGGCCGTATGGGCGGCAATGCCCAGCGTGGTCAGTATTGTGTCAACGTCTAAATCGTCGTAAAGGTATGTCTCGCCGTTCAGGGTCACAATCTCGTCGCCATCGTAATAGGGCGTGCCGTCAGCTGTGCAGCCAACGGGCAGCTCATCTTCCGGCGGAAAGGGGTTGTCTTGATGGCCACAAAAGCTGGTCATTCTGCGGCCTCCTGTCTTCCTTCCTCATCAGAAAAATGCAGCTCTATCAAGTCAGCAATCGCAAGGTACTCTTTGGCGTATTTGCTGTCTCCGTGGGTTTTCTTGACAATCTCGCGGAACTCCGCTAAATCGCCATAAAAGCAACCGCACTGCACGCGGAGAATTTTATCCTTGCAGCGAAAAAATGTGGTCGCGCGGAAATATCGGCCAAAACCTTCAATGACGGCGTAGTCCGCATTGCCGGAGACCCGCGCATCGCCGGAGACCTGCGCATT